TTATACTTACAGAAATTTATAGACAAGCGTTAAGTTCTGCAATTATTACAGAGAGTAGAAAAATAAGAAATGGGGTTCAAATTATTTCAAAAGATTATTGCGGAATAGAATCTAGGGGAGAAAAAAAGGATTTTATAATAGATTGTTATAATGATAAAACTAATACCTTTTATAAAATTATGCAACATTTTTCTAAAGAATATATTAAATATGATAATCCATTAGATATTCAAATTTTATCTCCTGTAAAAACAAGAGGAGATGCTAGTATATATAAATTGAATATTGCAGTACAACAATTTATACATCCTTTAAATTCAAAAAAAGAACATTTCTTAACCTATTTTGAGGGGGAACCTTATACTATTCAAATTGGAGATAAAGTAATAAATACAAAAAATAATTATAAAACTAATCCTCCAATTTTTAATGGAAATATTGGTATTGTAGAAGATATTATAAAAGAAGATCAGATACAAGAAGATGGAAGTAAAATTCATGTAGACCAAGTTATAATAGACTTTATTGGTATAGGAAGAGTCAAATTAAATAAAGATGCATATAGTGGATTAGTTCTTGGATATGCCATTACTGTACATAAATTTCAAGGATCTAGTGCTAAAGTAGTTATTATTGGTATTGATAGTTCAGCTTTCATGATGCTTTCACGAGAATTATTATACACCGCTATTACTAGAGCAGAAGAAAAATGTATTCTAGTTGCACAAAATAGTGCTTTAAGATATGGTACTTCTAAAGAACAAGTTAATAAAAAACAGACTTATTTACAAGAGTGTTTAACTAATGCAACACGAAAAACATTAGATTGGTAATTTGACAAATTATTAATTATATGATATAATGGTCTTACAACAAACGAAAGGAAAGTTATGGCAAATTATTTAAACAAATATGTAGGCACTTATCGCGTGATTAGCGAATATAGTAAATCAACAAATAATTATCCAAGAGAACTTGATGGATCAATTAGTGATAATGATTTATATATAGTATGTAAATATCATTGTAAAATTTATGCTTTTGGTGGTTCTACATTATGTTTCTATTGTCCGTCTTTAAAACATGGTAGAAATTTATTACATAAATTACAAACTGATAATTTAATTAATTTAATTGAATCTATTGAAGAAACAGATAGTGAAGTAACTTTAAGTTTCTCTGATAAGAATTTCCAAGCGTTATTTAATTATTTTAACCCAAGCAGTTATGGAGCTTCTATAAGACCGCATAGTATTAAAAATTTACCTACAGTAAAATATGAAATACCAGAAGAAGATAAGCAAATTTACAAAAATTTAATTGCTTCAAAAAATATATCACAAATAGAATTGGTTAGACTTTCTAAGGGTTTTATAAAAAGTATTTCAACTAAAAAGAAACCTGAACAATGGTATAATGATAATATGAGATTACAAGGGATCTCTGGAATAAAATATATTCATTCTATGGGACTTTGGTTAAAATTTTTAGACTATATTAAAAAATTGGAGGTCAAGCGTGCATAAGAAGATTTTATATACCACTATAGTTTATATTATGACATTTAATTTATATTTACCTGTTAATGCTCAATCTACAATTTCTGGAAATGATATAAATTATACGGTACAAGAAGATAAAAATGAGAATTTTAAAAATGATATTATATCTTTAAACAGGGGTAACTATACAAAAATTGAATATTTAAAACGTTATAAATTAATTATTAATAAATATAAAGATTTACAAGGAGTACCAAAAACTTTAGAAGAAACGTTTACCCCTTTACAAATAAAATACATGGAAAAATGTATTGAAACGGAAGCCTTTGAATGTAGTTTTGCGTCTAAAGTAAATCATGCTAATGTAATATTTAATAGACTGGATAATCCAAAAATATTTTCTGATAATCCTATAAAAATAATTAAAAAGCCAAATCAGTTTAAATATGGACGTAATATAATTAGTGATGATACTGTACAAGCTTTAGAATATGCATTTTATTTTCCAGATACTACTTATGGTAGTACATTATTTGAATCTGGTGGAGACAATAAATTATCAAAATATGGAGATTCACAATTTACAGATGATTCAAATACAACATATTATGTAATAAAAAAAGATTAAGATACTCATAGAATGAATATATTTTATTATAAAAGGAGAAAAAATGAGAGGATTAATAATATGAATAAGAAATTAATCATTGTTATAGGAAGAACAGGAACGGGTAAATCTACTTTATGTAGAGCTGTAGCAAATGTGAATCATATGAAGATATTAAAATCGTATACCACAAGAAAACCAAGAGCTAATGAGATAGATGAATCTGATCATATTTTTATTTCAGAACAAGAAGTAGAACAATATAAGGATATAATGATAGCTTATACTGAACGTAACGGTTATTGTTCATTTACTACGAAAGATCAACTTTATGAAAATGATATTGTGATATTAAATCCTAGTGGATTTCTTGAAATATATGACAATATTCTTAAATATAATTTACATATTGATTTAATACCAATTTATATTAGTACTCCATTATCTGTTATTAAAGAACGAATTAAAACACGTGGAGATAGTGAAAGTTGGAATGCAAACAAAGAAAAAGAAAACCAAGAATTTACAGATTTCGAAATTAATTATAGAGAACAAGTATACCATATATTAAATGATGATGATATAACAACTGTTGCTATAAAATTTAATAATAGAATACAAAAAGCTTTAACAGATACACATTATAATTTATTCAAAGGAGATGCGTAATGAGTAACAATTATACAACAGTCTATTTGTCTGGACGTACTAAGGACATTGATCCTCAATTAAGTATGAAATGGAGAAAAGACATACAATTTCGATTAGAAGCCACGCATTTTAGATGTTTTATTCCTGATGAACATTATACTTATCAAAATCAAACTCCAACAGGAAAAGAGTGTATGCAATTATTTTTACATCAAGTAGAATTATGTGATATATTTATTGTAAATTTAAACGATACTGATATTTCTGTAGGAACGGGAATGGAAATTTCTTTGGCATATTATTTACATAAACCTATTATTGGATTTGCAGATAATAATTCTTACCTTTGGATTAAAAATATGTGTGATGTGATTGTAAAGAACAAAGAAGAAGCAATTGAATATATATTACAACATTATTCATTTATTTAAAATAAAACAAAGGAGAAATAGTTAATGACAGTAGAACAATGGTTAGGAAAAGATAACATACTTGGTATTGATATTTGGCATAAGAAATATCAATACCAAGATGAAACATTTGAAGAATGGATTAATAGAATATCCGATGGAAATTCAGAAATAAAAGAACTTATTCTTCAAAAAAAATTCTTATTCGGTGGAAGGATTTTATCAAATAGAGGATTAGAAAAATTAGGAAAAAAGATTAGTTTAAGTAATTGCTATGTAATGTCACCTCCTGATGATAATATTGAATCAATATTTGATTGTGCTAAGAAACTTGCTAGAACATATTCCTACGGAGGTGGATGCGGTATCGATATTGGTAAACTTAGACCCAATGGATGTAAAGTAAATAATGCCGCAGATAAAACAACCGGAGCAGTATCATTTATGGATTTATATTCAATGGTTACTGGATTAATAGGACAGTCTGGAAGACGCGGAGCTTTGATGATATCAATACCATGCACTCATCCCGATTTGCTTGAGTTTATTGATGTAAAAACAGATCTAAATAGAGTAACCAAAGCTAATATATCTATAAGAATTACAAATGAATTTATGAAAGCAGTTAAGGATAAAAGACAATTTTTATTATATTTTGATATAGAATCTACTGGTGAACATATAGAAAAAAAAGTAAATGCATATGAAGTATTTCATAAATTATGTGAAAATAACTGGAATTATGCAGAACCCGGTATGTTATTTTGGGATACAATAACTGGATATAACTTATTAAGTAATAATAAAGATTTTGAATATGCAGGTACTAATCCATGCGTAACAGGAGATACTCTTATATTAACAAATAAAGGATATTTTCAAATAAGAGATATAGTAGATAAGCCAACAACCATATGGAACGGATATGAATGGTCGGATGTATACGTAAGAATTACTGGCACTAATCAAAAAATGCTTAAAATAACTTTATCTGATGGATCTGAATTAGACTGTACAAGATATCATAAATTCATTTTATCAGATAACTCTAGAGTAGAAGCAAATAATTTAAATATAGGAGACAAATTAATAAAATGTATCTTCCCTATTATAGAAGGAGAAAATAATAGTTTAGAAAAAATAGCATATACTCAAGGATTTTTTATGGGGGATGGATCTTCTGAAAGTAATAGAAAAAGATTATCAATTAAATTAATCGGAGAAAAAAGAAAAGTAATTGATAGATTAATATATTCAAATAATAACTATTGTCCTTCTTTTGATGGTGATTTTTTAACACTAGAATATAACAAACAAGCCTTTAATAAAGAATTTGTTCCAGACGCCAAATATAATATTAGGACAAGGCTAAATTGGTTAGCTGGCTATATTGATTCAGATGGAACACTACAATCCAAAGATGGAAGTATTAGTATAAGTTCGATTAATAAATCTATTTTGTTAAAAGTAAAATATTTACTTAACACCATAGGATGTAATGGTACAATAAGTATGATGTATCCAGAACAAATTAAAGAAATGCCTAAGAATGATGGAACAGAAAATACAATAGAATGTCTTTGTCAAACATCATATCGTTTATTAATAAGTTGTTATAATATAAAGCGGCTTGTTGATTTAGGACTTAGTTTAACAAGAGTACCCATGATTGCAAATCCTGACAGAGATGCATCCAGATATATATATGTAAAGGACATAAAAGAAATAGAAGATTGTGAAACCGTATATTGTTTTAATGAACCAAAAAATCACTCTGGAATCTTTAATGGAGTTATAACTGCGCAGTGCGCCGAAGAACCCTTACCCGCGGGTGGAAGCTGTTTATTGGGCAGTATTAACCTATCCGCATTTGTAAAAAATGATTCATTTGATTTTGGTGATTTTAGTAATACTGTATCAACAGCTGTAATTGCATTGAATGAAGTACTCGATGAAGGATTACTTTTACATCCCTTACAAGAACAACGTGACACCGTAAGAGATTGGAGACAAATCGGTTTAGGTATTATGGGATTAGCAGATATGTTAATCAAACTTAAATTGACTTATGGATCAAAAGAATCTATTGAATTATGCGATAATATTGGAAAATGTTTAACTAATAAAGCTATTATACAATCTGCATATTTAGCTAAAGTAAACAAAACTACGTATCCAAAATATAATCCTTTAATTGTAGAAACAGAATTTTTTAACACCAATATAACAAATACTGATGATCGTGAATTAGTAAAAAAATATGGGTTAATGAATTCACAATTATTAACTATTGCACCGACTGGTACACTTTCTACAATGCTTGGAATTTCAGGTGGAATAGAACCGATTTATGCAAATTTCTATACACGTAAAACGGAATCACTTCATGGTCATGATGAATATTATAAAGTTTATACTCCAATTGTAGAACGATATATGCAAGATAATAAAATAAAAGACGATAAAGATTTACCTAAATTTTTTATTACTTCTCAAGAATTAGATTTCTATGATAGAATAAAAATGCAAGAAGTATGGCAAAAGCATATTGATGCTTCTATTTCATCCACTATTAATTTATCACATGATGCTACGGTTGAAGAAGTAGAAAAATTATATATATATGCTTGGCAACATAATTTAAAAGGGGTTACAGTATATAGAGATGGTTGTAAACGTAGTGGTATTCTTACAACTACTGAAATTAAATCTGACACATCGTCTACTTCTATACAAAAATCAGAACCAATTCCTCGTGGTATGATTATAAAGGCTGATGATAATTGTATTGGACGTAAACGTACATTACAAACTGGTTGTGGAAGTCTACATGTTGAAGCATTCTTTGATCCTACAACTGGAGAACTACTTGAAACATATTTCAGCAAAGGGAGTTCAGGGGGTTGTGGAAATTTTATGGTAGGTCTATCTCGTATGATTTCTTTATCAGCTAGAGGAGGAGTAGATATATATTCTATTGTTGATCAACTTAATTCTAGTGGTTCATGCCCATCGTACGCTGTAAGAAGTGCTACAAAACATGATACAAGTAAAGGCTCTTGTTGTCCAGTCGCGATTGGTAATGTGTTATTAGAAATGTATGAAGAAGTACATAATGATATATTTGAAGAAGATGAAGAAAACGAAGAAGAACATCTTATAATCACAACATCCCTTAAAATTACTCCTAAACAATTAGATAAAAATAACTGTCCTCAATGCGGAGAATCTTTAATATTCGAGGGTGGATGTATAATTTGTAAAAATTGTGGATGGTCGAAATGTGAATAAGATATATTTAATTCCTATTGTAATAAATAAAAACGCTTTACAAAATTTTGCTGGTCATAGTCAATATGATCAGCAAAAAGATAAAGAAAAAAGATATAATAATAAGGAGATTTTTAATAATGATAGAAATAAATTTTGCAAAAGTTCATCCAGATGCAATTATTCCATCTAAAGATAAAGAAAATGCAGGATATGATATTTATGCTAGATTTGATAATGAACGGATATTAATCTACCCCGGAGATACAATTATGATCCCATGCGGTATAGCGAGTTCGTTCAGTGATGGATATGTAATGATATTAAAAGAACGTGGATCAACTGGTACTAAAGGAATTGGTCAAAGATCTGGTGTAATAGATTCTGGTTATCGTAACGAATGGCTTTGTCCTATTACTAATCATAATCATTTTAAAATACTAGTAATATCTAAATTACCTGAACAAGAATATTATACTAAATATCAAGATATTACTCCAGAAGAAATAATTTTTTATCCATATACAAAAGCGATATGTCAAGCACTATTACTCTCTGTTCCAGATACGGAAGTTACAGAATTATCCTATGAAGAATTACAAAAAATACCCTCAAAAAGACAAGGTGGAAAACTAGGTTCTACAGGAAAATAAGGCTCTAAAAAGTAAAAAAAGGGAAATTACACGTTAATGTAATTTCCCTTTAAATTTATCTTATTTCCATTGAGTTTATCAATGGAATCACCCTTTCTTTTATGAGGTGATCACCATCTTTTGCTAAATAGATTTCTGCCATTGAATTGAAAGTTTCATACTGCTCTTTACTAATATAATTTTGTTCTTTAATTTTATCATAAAAAGAATTTAATAAAAAACCATACAGAACCACTGTATTGGCTTTTTCTTCCTCTCTCATACTATCTATTGTGTGACTGATATCATTTAATGTCTTGTATTGTAATTCATCATGATTTTCTAAACGTCTTATACGATGCTCGATAGCATCTGCATTAGTCTTGATATTAAAACGCTTTTTATAGAAGTCTATGAACGAAATAACGTCCTTAATTAAACTTATTAATATAAATACCCCTATGATAATTTCGATCAAATTTAAGCTCTTAAACCCATCTAAAAAGTCCATTGTATTCTACCTCAATGTTGTTATATTATAATCTATGGGTATAGACTTTTATCTATACCCCGTTAATATTAAGCAGTTACTTTATTTCTTTTTCCAGCTAAAATTTCATCATGACCATTAGTAATATAATGCTGATAATATTTAACCATATCCGCTCCAAATTTAGTTGCTAAATCTGGATTATTCTTTTTATATACAACTGGATTAAAAGTAGAAATAGCTTGTCGAGACTCTTTCATACCATTATTAATAAAATGATTAAATAATGCAGATGATGTACCAAGTACTGATAAATCTGAAAATTTATTAGAATAAAATGTAGGATCAAATACCAAAGAATAGTTTAAACCATTAGACATATAAGAACCCATTGTAATAGTTACGGTTCCAGAAACAGGAGTATCAAATAATTTCTTTTCTGCTATGCGCCTTTTAGTTAATCCCAGAACTTTTACTCCACCATCATGATCATAGTTAAGAATATTAGCAGAAATAGCCGAAATAGGTTTACTTCCTTTTCCCACAAGACTATCAATAGATCCAATATTATATGCAAAATCTACTAAAGCATCTAATTGATTCTGATTAAAATTATATTTTGCATCATATTTATTTACTAATGGAACATATTTTGTATTTACTACTTTAACAAAATCTTTATTTGCTTGATCTTGAGTTATTTTAAGACCAGCCTTTACATTATATCCAATAATACTAGCAACTGCATTAGTCATTCCATATCCAATAGTCCAAATTCCACCACTATCTCTATAAACGTCTAATTCACAACCTTCAAAACTTTTAATCAAATTAATACCATTCTGACTAATTGTCTTACTCATTTTATCTTATCTCCTTATTTAGAAACTGTATTAACTGCTACAGTAGTCTCTTTACTCTTTTTAATAATTTGTTCAATCTTTGCACTTACATAAACAGAAAAATTACCATAAAGTTTAGCAATATATTTTTCTCCGTTTTCACCTATAAGTTGTTTTACTATCTCAATAGCTTTTTCTTTAGCGGCATCCTGAGCGGCTTGATCAAATTTCCCATCTTTTTTAAGAGCATCCACATAAGTTTGAGCCACAGCTCCTACCGCTGTTTCAATTGCTTCAATAATTATTTTAAGATTTGCGTCTTTAATATAAGAGTTGATTGCTACTGCAAAGATACTAAGAATACCAATACCACTACCAGTTATAATTACATACATAATATTTTGAAACATTTTATTTCTCCTTTGTTCATTAATTAGTTGTTGTGTTTATTGTGTCTTTTATAGCTTCTACAGTTTCTTTAACAGAATTTACCACATCTATCATAGAATTATCTGTAGTAATTTTTAAAGTTTCATTTGTATCTTGTGCTTGAGAATGTGTTTCCCAACCACTTTTAACTAAGAAAGATACTAAGAACGTAAATATACTTGCATTAATGCCTATTAATACTACTTGTAAAGCAGTAAAAGCATATTCAGTAATTCCTAAAATTCCACTTTGAGGTACAAGATAAAATATAAAATACGCATCAATAATCATAATAAAAAATAAAACAATATAAGCAATAATTTTACTTGTTTGAGGTCTTTTTATTTTATATTTTTCTTTTAGATCATACATATCTTTTCTTTGTTTTAATTCATTTTCTAATGAAGTTAAATCTGTTTTGAACATAAGTCTCCTTTTATTTTAAATTATATTTAACATAATCTGTTTAATATTTAGATTATCATTACAAATATAACATCTTTCTGTAACTCTAGTGTCTGCATGACCTAACATAATAGATACTAATTTTATATCTTTAGTCTTATTATATAATTCAGAAGCGAACGTTTTTCTAAAGATATGTACTGTGGTTTTTACGTGCACATTAGATTTTTTTCCTATATTTTTTGCTATTGTTTCAATTGTACCTTGTACCATTTCTTTACTATTTATATTATTTTTCTGAGAAATAAAAACATATCCATTTTGTCTATCATTAATATACTTTTTTAATTCTATACAAGCTCTATATGATAATATTCCTTCTCTTTCAGAACTATCACTTTTATATCCATGTATTTTTATTTCTCTTGTAGAAAAATTTATATCTGTAATTTTTAATTTTGTTATTTCTCCAACACGCATACCCGTACTAAGCATTAATTCATATAAAGCTTTTTCTCTATTATTATTGATATTGGTTCTACATAATTCAATTTCTTCTTTTGTAAGTCTATCTTTTTTACAAGATTTTTGATGTACTCTATCTATATCTAATACTATATTTTCTGAAATATGATGTTTTTTAAATGCCCATTGAAAGAATATTAACAAATTACGACAAATAGTGGCAATATAATTTTGAGATAAATGATTATTATTTTTAATTTTAATATACTGTTTAATAGCTAAAAAATCAATTATATTTTGACTAATTACTTCTTTATAATTTAATTTAGTATATTTTAAAAAGCTATTAACTGTATAAATATAACATTTTATTGTTGAAATTTTTATACCTTTAGCCAACATATCTAAACTGAATCTTTTTATAATCCATTCATTCGTTTTTATTTCTGTAGTTATTTCTTTTTTCATAGGAGTAATTTCAAAATCGGTTAATTTTACTATAAGTATTGTTTTTAAAAAATTCTGATGTTCAACATCTAAAAATTTAATTGTCTCTGCTAAAATATCATTAATAATTTGCTCTTTCATTAATTTTCTCCTTAAAGTTTTGTTAAATTAATTATAGCACTTTTAAAAGAAAAAATCAATGAAAGAATAAAAAATTTTATTCCGTTAAATGGTAAATTAATTCTTTACGATAACCACGATTTAAAAATAGAAAAATCGGATCCAGAATATTTTGGACTAGCAAAGCTAATGGAACAGATGTTTCTAATCTTGGAACTACAATTCCAATATTACCCGCGTATTTCCCAAAAGATAATATTATCTCTCCTGCATCCCACATGAATACCGCCGGTGCATGGTATAGCGGTGGAACAGCCCGTATAAATACAAACGGGTCAATGAGTTTTGCATATGGTGGTACGACGCAAATAGTGGAAAACTCTGGATGGTATGGATTTAATTTTAGTTATTCTATTTAACTCTCTATTATACTATCAGCCATTAGCAATATATCTTATACCATATTGTGCAGCATATACAGTGGTATCAGCAGTGTAATGCGCATAAAGAGAAAGAGTACCTTTTGCAAGAGAAATACCAATTACAGTGCCAGTCCAAGTATTAATCGTGTTACCCATTCCACAATTTAATATGTTGTCTACACGAGGAAGATATTTGCTATTATCAAAGGTTAAAACCAAGCCATTGTTTGCTAATCCTGCGGGATAATATCCATCAATGTATATTTCTTTCGTTGCTGAATTATATAATGCACTTGTTATTGTGATATGCGTAGCTGTAATATGTGACGTTATATCTACCCAAGTCAAATTACCATTTATTTGAGTGATTTCATTCCCAATATTGTCTTGTATTACATTATATCCAGACGTCGGAGAAATAATAATTGTTCCTCCATTAGTAATTGCTGTTGTAATTTTATATAAAATACCTCCATAAACTAAAAATTCTCCTATAGCATATGCTTTAGATGCTATTAATGTAGTTTCTATTGTGGCAAAATTATGCATTGTATTAGTTATTCCATCAGAAGCATATATATCATCAGTTATTGCAAAATAAGAAACAGGAGAAAAACCAGTATCTTTTTTTATTAATTTTTTTTGATGCGTAATTGTGGATAAAGTACTCATATATTATTTTCTCCTTAATTTAATTTTTGATTTTCTAATTATATATTATAAAATCATGTTTTTCTAATATAGTCAGTAATATTGTTTTCATTAAGATAAAGATAATCCATATATTAATTTTCCATTGTAAACTAAACTGGAAACTTCTACACCATTATAAAATACTTGCTGTACAGCTGAACCGTTATAGTATAGATTAAAAATTTTATCATATGCGGCAAAGGTAATTCTAGCCAAACCATTGCCTTGCTGAATACTATTAGACATTGATGCAGAATATGTTACACCATTTATTGTTATAGCCGGAACCCCTCCAGTAAAACCAGATCCCCCAGAACCACCTCCATCTTGCCAACCACTACCTCCACCATAAAGACCTCCTCCGCCTCCACCTTCTATTGAATAGTTACTTCCTGCAGAAGTTTTAGTTCCAGATCCCTGACCAAATCCAGCCCACATTGCTCCTTGTGATGTTCCTGCAGAAGTTTGAGATCCACCAGTACCACCATCTCCAGCTGTTTGCCCTGTTAAACCTCCACCATATCCTCCACCATATATTCCATGTCCATCTACACACTTATCTCCACCACCACCTCCAGCAACAATTAATATCTCTGGAATATAAGAAGCAAAGTTGCTTAGTACTCCTCTATTAGTAAGAGTTATAGACGTACATCCACCACCAGAAGCAAGGTATCCTGTTCCACCATTACCATAAGCAATATTACCACCACCATTGTAACCACCAGGTAAATAATTAGCTTGTGCAGAACCAACATGTTTACCAGAACCAGTACCACCTACAGCAATATAGATAGTTTGATTCTTTGTTAACTGTACATACCCAACTGAATAACCACCATATCCACCTTGGTTTAACGAACATCCACCTTGCGCCCCCCATGTTTCAAGTTTATATACTCCTGCAACCGGTGCTGTAAACGATTGTATTCCACCTATATAAGCATAATCGTTGTAAGCCCCAATTATTGGGTTAATTGATGCAATTGACATGAAATATCACCTCTTCTCATATTACTGAAACAAGATATAGAATTTTGTTCGTTGCATCATATGAATTCACTTTGATATTTACATTATTCTTTAATGCAGTGATTTCATTCCCAATATTGTCTTGTATTACATTATATCCAGACGTCGGAGAAATAATAATTGTTCCTCCATTAGTAATTGCTGTTGTAACACGATAAATAAGTCCATTATAAACAAAAAAGTCATTTACTGCATATGCTTTAGAAGTTGTTAATGTAGTTTCCACATTAGAAAGATTAGTTATGAATGGAACACTACCATCAGAATTATATATATCATCTATAACGCCCCAATGGGATATTTTTGCAAATCCAGTACTTTGTTTAATATATTGTTTATAATGAATTATTGTAGATAAAATACTCATTAATTTTTCTCCTTATTAATATTCTTGCATCCAAAACAATTTTCCAGACATTTGATCATCTGTAGGTTCTGTTATCGCAAATACCGTATCTTGATACTTTGTCATTAAAAGTACTTGAGTACCAACATTTACAAGACATTCTTCTATATTATTTAATTTACTAGCTCTGAATCCTTTATTAAGACTATTGGTATTTAGACTAGATACAGCATCAGTGTAATTATGTAAATTTACCTGATTTTTATAAGTAGATATTGCGTTAGAATCATCTAATGCAATATCACTATTTGGTATATAATTATAATTTACAAAACTCATTTATACCTCCTGATACCAAAAGGTATCAACTTCACAATCTATTGTCGGTTCAGTAGTAGATATAATTGTTGATCTATTTGATAGAGCAAATAAACCTATATTATATAATTCTTCTTCTATCTTATTTAATATAGTAGCATCTATCCAATACGGTTTAAGTAAAGTAGCATTAGCTTCAATTAGAGCTTGTGCACTATTTATATTTCCTACATTCATAAATGTATAATATTGTAAAATTATATCTTTTACCGTATCATCCATATCTTTAAAATTAGATAAAGAAATTACTGAACTTGGAAATTGACTACCAGATTCATGAGAATACGTAGTACTCATTCTTTTCTCCTTTTATTTAAGTATTATCATATAATTGTAAAAATTTATACATGGTAATTGTAGAAGTACATTTAGAAAAATCATTACTTACTTCTGTTACTATATAAGTTTCTTCTGTATCATTCTGTCTTTTTTTATAACTAACTTTTATATTAACATCTAAGAAAGGAACTAATAAAGTGGTTATAGATACTGTATCCATCATTGTAGTAGATTTACGATTATAATAAGCGGCATTAGTTTTTGCTACCGTATTAGATAAAATATTATCAAAATTATCTCCTGAATGACTCTCTAGTACTTCTCCTAAATTTTGTACACTAAATTTACTAGTAGGATCAATTCTAAATATAACATTTTTAGGATCTATATTATATTTATTAGAAAAATAAGTTTTAGTATACGTAATATCATTTACATCATTTGTAAATACGCATAAAGCATGTGGTTGATATTGCCCTAAATAATAAGCCACTTTTGTACCTGTACTATCATTCAAAGTATAAATTTTCACAGCACATGTTTCACCATTTTCTATTTCATTAGCTGTCAATGCTGTTGTTGTATATTCATAATAAATAGGTAATACTCCTAAACTATTTATTTGAATATTACACGCTCCTGTATTATTTGCAGAAGGTACAAAAGCAATTATATCCGATTTATCATAACTCGTATAAGCAGATAAAGTTAATTGATAAATATTAGAAGCAAAACTACTAAACGTGGCATAAAAATCTACATCATAACTTACGCCAAATATTTCAGTAATATTTTTTATATTACTTGTATCATACTCGACACTTTCACAATCGTCACTAGTTTGTATAGAACGTAGAAAACTATTATCTATATCTATAATTTCTGTGGTCATTGTTGGTAACATATTAAAACAAAATGCCCCATAAACATCCATATAGGCTTGACAATCAGGATATAAATCTCTTATATCTCCTAACGCCGTCCATAATGTATCACCCGGATTATATGTAAGATCGGAAGGTAGGATATTCCATTCACTATTATTTTGTCTGTAAGTTAAATAATCTGAATTATGCCCCGGCATACCATAATATTCACCCACATCTTCAATAATGTAATCTTTAATAGTAGTTAAATTTTGTATAATATAACTTACAATTTCTCGTATTGTTCGTTTTGCTCCATTATATTCTACCGGAATAGTTAAACTTATTGCTCCCCCTATTTGACCATTAACAGTCCCATTTAATTCTGAAATGCGATCAGACAAAGAAAATTTAAGAGAATTCTCAGTAGCGTTGTATGTCGTACTAACTCCTGTAATTCTATAAATTCCAGCTGGATACCAGCTATAAGTTTCTTTTATATAATCTTCTACACCTAAATCAATTTTATAAAAGAAACCAAGCCAAGTATTAATTTCATTTTCTATATCAGAAATAAAATCATCTAACTTTAAAGTAAAATCACATGTTCTTCTAATATCAGAACTAGATTGTATATCTAAAGTTCCAAAATCTGAAACTCCTGTGAATGATGTTATGATTGTTTTCATATCTGATTTAACAATTGAAATTCGCATTTTATAATTTACTATAGGTTGCTGTAACAGTTCCTTGTCGTCTTCTAAAATTACATATTTCATATTTTTAGTATACTCCCGGTTCTACCAAAGATAAATTATTTTTATATAAATCTTTTTCACTTACGCAAGATCCTATTTCTACAAAATCAAACGAAATAGTCCATAAGTCTGGATGTCCTTCTTCTGTTTCAGAAGGAGTTCCAGTAATTCTAATAAGCCAATTTCTTCCAATATCTAATTTTAAAATTTTTGGCTTTTTATTACATAACCAATCTATAATTGTTTTTCTAAATATACCTTGTGTACCAGAATCTACCATACAATTAGTAAATTTTAGAAAAGCCGCAGTTATAGTACCAGTATCATAATTAGCATCTGAATTTGAAACTACTACTGGATATTGACTATCATTAATTTTTAAAGTCGTGTTGTCTTGCTGTCTTGTAATCTGTGGATAAGTAATATCAACTACAGTATGAACAAAAGTATCTTTATCTGTAATACATATTCCTTCAAAATCAGAATATATAGTAATATTTTCATATGAATTTATATTACCAGATAATACAGACATACACATAAATTCTTCATTTGTTCTAGCTTTTGCATAATAATATTCTTTTACGAAATTAAAATCAGTAATATCTTTAATAGGAATTACAAAAATAGTAATCCATTCAAGAGTACCTGTTTCTCTAGTCTTTATTACAATAGTATCTGTATTCTTTAATGAAAATCCAGAATTACCGCCATCTAAATTATTTTCATATGTAGCATTTAATTTAGTTGTATAAGTCCAATCATCATTAATGTTATCTACAGTTTTTGTATAATCTGTACTTAAATATAATTGATCATATGTACCATCATTTAATATTGCATTTGTAAAAGTACCCGTATCAGTTGCGGGAGTCTGCATAGCATATATACCACTAAAAAAATCTATTCCAAAAAACATGCTTCTCCCTTTCTTTAAGTATAGCTAACAATTAAATTATATATTCCATTATGTCGATTTACTTGGAAACTAATTATTGCTCCTGTGTTATATTGATCTGTAATGACTCTAAACATATCTCCATTTATATCTACAATAGGATTACTATCAGTTGTACCTATAATACCACTTAGTATATTAACATAAATTATATAATGAGAAAGTGTATTATTAATAGTTAATTTTCCGTAATAAACATTATTTATATTTACTATAGATAAAAATACATTAAATTTATTGCCCTTTAGTTCCGCAAATTGTTCATTTACTGGAAGTAATTTTGCTTTAACAACCAAAGCAAAATCCCCATCAACTTCTGAATTAGAAATATCATAACTAATTGAATTATTTGTTAAAGTAAATAGTCCATCTTGTAAAGTATAATTATTATTTGTTAGTATATAATCCATTGTCACAATATTAGATGTTAATATAATTTTACCGTCTATATTTTCCCCAACAAAAGATAAATTTGATGGAATTTTTGTATATTTTACACTAGCTAATATATAACCAGTATCTACTAAAAATCCATATGCACTTTTACCTATAGCTCTAAAATAATAGGTAGATAAATTTTCAAGACCATAATATATATATGATTTTGCAGAAGCGGAATATAAAGTATCACTAACTAATAATTGAGTTTTTGTAGTGTCATATAAATAGAATGCAAATTCTTGTAAATTATCTCCTTCTGATTGTGTAAAAGATAAATTAGCAGTATAATTTGCAGAGCTAATTACATCATTTGTACTAATATTACTAAAATTAAAGGTAGGAGTTAAATAACAATAAAATAATATTGCTTCTGATAAGTTACTTGAATTTCCATTTTCATCATACACTTGCACTTGTGCAGTATAAGAAGTATTTGTAGTTAATGTACTTCCGGGTAAATTATAATTTAATCTAGTTCCATCTTGTGTAACATTATATATTGTAGAAAGTGTTATTCTATTAACAATAATTAATCGTGTTTTTACAATTTGCACACCTGTATAGGTATAATTAAATGTATGAGCATAGTTAGGATCGAAACATGAAACTTTTTCAAGAATCGGTGTATTTAAAGTCGCCATATTTATCTCCTTTATCCAATTGTTTGTATCCAATAATCTCCCACACTTAAATCTGTAGGTTCAATAATACTATTTTCTTCTGCTATAAAACTTATACTATTTAAAACAGTTGCATCTTGTGCTAGTAAATTTAAAAGTCCTGTACTCCTACTTAAAGAATGAGCATATGTAGAAGTAATTATATTACTACTAGCATCTTTAGTAGCTTTGGTTGCAGACAAAACAGATTTAGCTATATCAGCAGTATTATCTACATTACTTAAACCGATAGAAATGGGAGTAATATTAACGTTACCAGTTTTATATTCTGTTTCCGCATTACCCTTTACTGCTGTTACAATATTACTACCAGTTCCCGGCATATATCCTAAAGCTGTTGTAATATCTGTAGCCGTTAATTGATGCCATATATCTGTAGTTCCATTTGATTCTAAGAAAAATCCTGTTGTAGTAGAACTAGAATCTGGCACATGATTACCATGTACTGTAGGAGCTTTACCGTCCAATTGTGTTTGAATATTAGAAGTAACACCATCTGTATAATTTAATTCGGCTGTACTTGAAATAATACCATGTAATGCATTAAGCTCTGTAATAGTTGCAGTAATACCAATATTAGTTAAAATTCCATTAACTGTTGTTGCTCCAGTACCACCATGAGCCACATCTAATACAGGACTAGAAGCATTTGTTACATGACCGTTGGTATCTACTGTAACAGAAGAATAAGTACCTGCACTCACTCCACTTAACGGATGTTGATAAACCACAGTATCAGTATCATTAATTTTAATATCTCCATTAATAGTAGAAGCCGCAGTTAAAGTTGCATCTATACGCGCATGAGTGGACATAGAATGTCCATAAGCCGCATCCCAATTACTTTTATTTAATGAAGTAACATGTATCACACCATTACCGATATGCGCGTTAAAATCGGTTTTATCAGCTTTAGTCCCTATAGCATTATTTAAAGCTGTAATAGCAGATTCATCAGTTGCCATTAAATCAGCTATTTCCTTTAAAGTATCAAGAGTACTAGGAGCACCATTAATTAAATCTGAAATTTTAGTATCTGTATAACTTGTTGCCCTCTCATAAGTACCATCTACTTCTGGCGTAAAACCAAGCGCAGTAGTAACATTAGACGAAGTCATTTGTCCTAAAATAGTGGTTGCAGACTTATTTTCTACATTATCTAATCCTATTTGTGTTTTTGTCACATTATGGGGATTAGAAACATTAGCTATATGATTAGTTAAATTTGTTGCATTGGTTTTACCACTTGCTCCATCATATATTGTATTTGCAGTTTCTCCAAAAGTTAAAAATGAACTTTCTATTTTAG